AAGAATTGGAAGCTGGTATGCAAAAGCTCGTGGGTATTAAAGAGTTGTTTGAGCAAAAAAATACACAGCTTACTAAAACGGTTGCGCTATTAAAGGAAAAGCTCGATGAGCTTAGTCTTTCTAGTGCGAAACTTCTTTACCAGAACGAGGCATTACTGAACACCTCCCTGAATGGACGACAAAAACGAACGATTGTCGAAACTGTTCGTAAGGCTAGATCTGTTGAAGACGCGAAGGTTATTTATGAGACACTTCAAAGTGCAGTGTCTACTCAGAAGAGTAGAAAGCTTGAATCGCTGAACGAGGCAATCAGAAGACCTTCTCACACAATCAATAGAAGCGAAATCGAATCGGATTCTGCCGCAGGGCATGAAAAGAGTAGATTTCAAATTCTTGCAGGTATCAAATAAATAAAAGGAGATATAATATGTCTGTATTAAATAAATTAACAGAAGGCATTGTAAATCGTGATCTCCGGACAGAGGGTGCCGCTCTTCTAACTAAGTGGGAGAAGACTGGACTTCTTGAAGGTCTTGAGACCGACCAATCCCGTCAGGGAATGGCTCGTCTACTAGAGAATCAAGCTAAGCAATTACTAAAAGAGACTTCGGTCATGGCTGCTACTGGCGGCGGTGATGTACAAGGTTTCTCTGCTGTTGCTTTCCCCCTCGTCCGACGCGTTTTTGCTGGACTTTTTGCTAACGATATTGTTAGCGTTCAACCAATGAGCTTGCCTTCGGGCCTCATTTTCTTCCTTGACTTCACGTTCTCGGATGCTACAACCCCACGGTTGGCTTACACAGCTGATAGTTCTGTGTATGGTGGTGGTGTTGTAGGTAGTCAACTTACTGGTGGTGTTAACCTTGACGGTTTAACCAATTCAGAAGCTGGCCCCTATGCCCTTAACAACGGCTATTCCTCGCCAACCGGCTCGGCTACAGGTGATTTTGCTACTCATTCTGATTACCTTGACATCAACCGTACTGGTATTTTCGGATACTCTGAGACAACCGACAAACTTTGCAAGTTCGATCCTGACTTCACCTCCGGTACTACCGCAGTTGTTGTCGTTGACATGCAGGTTTCCGGTATGGGTGGAGGCGGAATGTCAAACTTCAACTTTGACGATCTTGTCACCCTCGATGTCGAGTCTGTGTCTGGTAATGATATTTCTGGTTCTTTGGTCCGTCGCCTCACGCAGGTTAGCGGGACAGCAAGAAGCGCAACTGATGGTGATCCCAACAACTTGCGTCTAATCTTTGCTTCTGACACCAGTAATGCTGCTACCTTGTCTGGCTCCTTGCTTGACGCTGGTACTATTACCTTTACGTTCGCAGAGCGCGATACATTTGCTGATGGAACCGCTATTGGTGCCGTGGATGCTACTGACTTTGGTCTTGAGAACGAGTCAGCTATCCCCGAGATCGATATTAAGGTCGATTCGGTGGCTGTCACCGCTCGTACTAAGAAGCTCAAAGCGAAGTGGACCCCTGAACTTGGTCAGGACCTCAACGCTTACCACAACCTTGATGCTGAGGTTGAGTTGACTAGTATTCTTTCGGAGCAGATTGCCCTTGAGCTTGATCATGAGATTCTCAATGATCTTATCAATGGTGCGACCGCTGCGACCTACTACTGGTCTCGTTCACCCGGTCTCTTTGTTGACCGTTCAACCGGTCTTGAAATTGGTGCTAATACATCTGCTCCTGACTTCACCGGTACCGTGAGCGAATGGTATGAGACTCTTGTCGAAACCATTAACGACGTTAGTGCTTCAATCCACCGTAAGACTCTACGGGGCGGCGCAAACTTTGTGGTGTGTTCACCTGAAGTTGCGAATATCCTTGAGTTCACCGCTGGTTTCCGCGCAAGCGTTACCGCTGACGCCGAGCGAGGCACCATTGGTGCTGTTAAGGTTGGCTCACTCACTAAGAAGTTCGACGTTTACGTCGATCCTTACTTCCCACGGAATGTAATTCTTGTTGGCCGTAAGGGTGGTAGCTTCCTTGAGAGTGGCTATGTCTACGCTCCATATGTCCCACTACAGGTCACACCTACGATCTTCGGTGTTGAGGACTTCGTGCCCCGCAAGGGCGTGATGACCCGCTACGCTAAGAAGATGGTTCGTCCTGACATGTACGGTCTTGTTGTAGTAGCTGATTTGATTGCTGACGTGGAGCAGCGACAATTCGTCTAAGC